AATTTGGTTAGTTAAGAATTGGGGTGCTGGAACACCCCTTTTCAATACACCAAAACGTTACAAAAATGTAAAATTATGGAAAAAGAAGAATACGAATCATTTAACAAGATAGTTGAAAAAGCTATTAAACAACAAGGAAGAACAAAGACATGGTTAGCAGAGGCATTAAAGATCTCTAGACCTACTTTAGACAGAAAATTAAAGAACAACACATTTAAGTTAGAAGAAGTTGTTAAACTTAAGAATTTAAATGTGCTATAATTGAAACTATTTTATTACACAAAACGTATAATTATTAAATTATGGAAAACAAGACGTATCTTAACATTGATGAATATGCAGAATATAGAGGTGTTACTCGTAAGACTATTTATAACTGGATTGAAAATGACTGTAAGGACAGTAAAGGAAATCAAATACCATTAATTATTATAGCTGGTAAAAAACTATTTGTATTATAAAAAATTGAAACTATTACATTGTAAACACGTAAAACTATTAAAGAATGGATAAAATAGAAGTAAAAAAGCTTTGGACACAAGCAGCTTATGCAAAAAAAGTTGGTTTAAGTAGAGCTAGAATAAATTATAAAGCGTTGAGAGGTCAACTAAAAACAGTTAAGATAAATGGTGCAATCTTGATTGTTGAGTAATTTTTTTTGCACCTAATAATTACAAAGTAAACAAAAGTAAAATTATGAAAAACAAAGAAACAAATTTAGTAAAATTCAAATTGCAAGAACCAATCTGCAAAGATGAATTATGTGATTTAGCAATAGATAATATAGATCAATCTATGCAAACAATAAGGAATAATTATTATTTTCTGAGACAAGAGGTTGGTCAAAGAGAAGCTGAAAAAGATTTATTCGGTATGATTGATTATCTATTAGAATGTCACTCTGAAAGAAATAAGTAATATGGAAGGATGGATTAAATTACATAGAAAGATGGTAGAGTGGGAGTGGTATGATGATGCTAATACTTTTAGACTGTTCATGCACTGCCTAATAAAAGCCAATCATAAAGATAAAACTTGGAGAGGTAATGACATTAAAAGAGGTGAATTTATTACTTCATACGATAAATTAGCTAAAGAATTGAAGTTATCAGTTAAGCAAATTAGGGTATCTTTAGGGAAGTTAAAAAAGACAAACGAAGTGGCAAGCAAAAGCACTACGCAACACACTGTAATTCAAGTACTTAGGTATGATGAGTATCAAGAGGAGGGCAAGCAAAGTGACGAACAAAAGGCAAACAAAAGGCAAACGAGGGGCAAACGAGGGGCAACAACTAAGAATGATAAGAATGATAAGAATGAAAAGAAACAAAGTGTGGAGTTGTGTTTAGATGGGATCAGTTCTGACAAATTAGAGTTAGTTAAAACATACATCGACTACAGAAAAGAGATAGGTGCTAAACTTACTCAAAGAGCATTGGATTTGTTAACAGATAAAATAAATAACCATTCTTATGCACAAGTAGAGCATGTGATAAATAAATCAATTGAGAACAGCTGGAAAGGATTATTCTTCGAAAAAATTCCTAACTTAGAAGTACAACCTAAAACAAGATCAAAATCTTTTCAAGAGTATATGGATTATAACAAAAAAACTAACCCACAAGCTTGTCAAGACTAAATAAATAACTATGATTACAATATTTGAATCAATCAATGCAACTGATAAACCTGTAAAGATAACTGTAGATCAAGCTATCGACAGAATCAGAAAAGGTAAACACAAAGAGATTATCGCTAAAGTTCAAGAAGCAGCTTCTAAAGGCGATAAGGATGAGAAGAACAGATTAAAAAAGAAGTTACCTGTTTACTGTTTCTCAGGAGAGTTCAATAAACGATCAAAGTCGGAATGCGTTTCTCACAGCGGTTACATAGTTCTAGACTTCGATGACCTGAAGAGCGTTAACTACACTATCTCTGAACTGAAGAAAAAGAATTTTATCTATGCTGTCTGGAAATCTCCAAGTGGCAGAGGGGTAAAGGCTCTAGCTCACGTAGAAGCTGATAAGAACAAGCATGAAGCTAACTACGATGCTATCCACAAGTCACTGAAGTACTTAGGTCTAGACACTAGTGGAAGAGACATCTCTAGGGCGTGTTTCGATTGCTACGATCCTGATGTATGGGTTAATAAAGGAGCTGCTAAGTTCGAGATACCTAGAGAGTACGATGTATTAGCTAAGGTTGTAGAGAAGGTTCTTAACGCTTTAAACGGAGAGAAGCATACTGAATTGCTTAAAGCTGCTAAGTGGGCAGGTGGATTCGTTGGCGGTGGTTTTATTTCAGAGATGGATGCTTTTGAGAGATTAGTAGATGCTATTAGAGATAAGAATCCTGCTGATTTAAATGGAGCTAAGAAAACTATCAGAGATGGTCTTAAAGAGGGTATGAAGCTACCTATTTACGACATGAAAGCTGCTTGTCCTGAGTACGAAGATAGTATCTTAGACAAACACCCTAACCTATCTTTCTTAGCTGATGATGACTTCTCTATGTTTGATGACTATGTTTCAGGTAGATTAAAGTTAGGTCTAGATACTGGGTATAAAGAACTAGATGCTGCCTTCAGGTTCAAAGAAGGGAAGTTTAACATCGTGCTAGGACATTCTAACGTAGGTAAGTCAACTGTTATTTGGTTTATGATGGCTTTATCTAACGTAAGACATGGATGGAAGTGGATTGTATATTCTCAGGAGAATGATGCTTGGACTATCAGAATGAAGTTAATGGAGTTCTACTGTGGTAAGATGGCTAAACAGATGACTGAAGAGGACATGAGGCTTTCTAAGGTGTGGGTATTAGAAAACTTTAAGATCATTGAGGTAGATGATATGTTAAGCTATAAGACTCTGTTAGAGCTAACTGAAGAAACTCTAAAGATGGATGACTTCAAAGCCGTTTTAATTGATCCATATAACAGCTTAGACTACGATTTTTCTGATTTTGATGGTAGAGTATCAACTCACGATTATCATTACAAGGTAGCTTCTGTATTCAAGCAATGGAGTAAAGTAAATAACTGCACTATATTCTTAAATGCTCATGCTGTTACTAGTGGTACTAGAAGAACACATCAGACAGGAGAATTAGCAGGTTACCCTATGCCACCTCTAGCTACAGAGATTGAAGGAGGAGGTAAGTTTGTTAACAAGGCAGATGACTTTATTGTTGTCCACAGATACATCCAACACGAGGAGTTAAGAGCTGTTACTGAATGGCATCAGGTGAAGGTTAAAGAGACTTGGAGCGGTGGTACTCCTACTAGTAAGGACTATCCTGTTAAATTAATTTTGAATAACGAAAATAATTTTATTACTTTTAGATCAGATTTCCACGAAGCACCGTTGGAAGATCATTATAACCAAATTAAAAGAGATAAGAAAGATGATAATGAAAGCATTGCTAGTGATAGTATTTTTAATCATAGGAATACATCAATTTTTGACGAGGGAGACGAAATTTAAAGACTTCCTTTTCGATAGAAGAAACAAATTTAGAAAGAAGAAAATCAAATAACTATGAAAATTTTAAACTTATATGCTTGTTTAGGCGGTAATAGATACAAATGGGATGAGGTTACAGATGTAGAAGTAACAGCAGTAGAGTATGATCCTGAGTTAGCTAAACTGTACCAGGAGAGATTCCCTAATGATACAGTAATAGTAGCAGATGCTCATCAGTATTTATTAGATCACTTCAAAGAGTTCGATTTTATATGGGCATCACCTCCTTGTCCTACGCATAGTAGAGTAAGAGTTTCTCAGAAGAATAGAGATTCATTTGTCCACAAATATCCTGACATGAAATTATATGAAGAGATAATATTCCTTCAGAATTTCTTCAAAGGTAAGTTTTGCATAGAGAATGTTATTCCTTATTACGATCCATTAATACCAGCTCAGAAGAGAGGTAGACATTTATATTGGACTAATTTTGATCTTCCTTCAGATTTAGGAGAGAGGAAGAAGTTTAAAAACATGATAGAAACTGGTGATATAAAACAACTTTCAGAATTTCATGATTACGACTTCAAAAAATACAAAGGAAAACAAAGAAAGAATAAGATAGCTAGAAACCTAGTAGACTATGAAGTGGGTAAAAACATACTAAAAGTTGCTATTGGACAAGAATTAGAAAATAACAAACAAACTAAATTATTTTAATATGTCAGCAAAAATTGAAATGCTAGGGGAAGTGGGTAAGAACACTTACGAGATAACTAAAACACATTTTTTACTAGATACAGGAAGGTTATATTTCTTTGGTAAGAAGAATCCAAACGGAACAATCAGAGGTAGTAAAGGAGTTATTCTAAAGACTATAGAGATTAGAGGATTAAGTGAGTGGGGTAATGATAGTAATATGGGATATATGTATGTAATCCGAACAGAAAAACCTATCTTAGATGTGGATAAAATAATGCAGATAGCAGATCCTTATGATAAAGATGGAGATGGTAAGCATTATAGACCACTTTATAAGAAACTTAAAAAGAAGAAAATCAAATAACTATGGACAGAGAGATAATCAAATACGAGGTAAAAGAACTAAAGAAGCACATTAATAACGTAACTAATAACAATTATATTAGTGAGATAGGAGATGTTTTAAGGTCTTTTGAGGATAGAATAAGCAGATTAGAGGAGCTAAGAATCAAGATGAGACCTAGAGATATGCAGGGAGAAGTAATTAAAGAGATCTGTTTAGAATGGGGTATCAGCAGAGACGAGATGTTCTCTAGATCTAGGAAGAGTAACTACGTTCAAGCTAGACAAACAGCAATCTATATCTTTTGGAAGTATGAATTATATCCTACTAAGAGAGCATTAGGTTTATACTTTGGATTCGATCATTCTACTGTTATATGGGCGTTAGATAAGGCTGAAGATATTATGTCTATAGATAGTCACTATAAGAGTAGGGTAAATGCTATAGAAGATAGAGTATTTAATAAGGAACTTAACTTCAAAGAAACTCGTACAAATGAGCAAGATTAAGAGAAAGATGCAATTCCTACTAATGATAGATTTCAAGATTACCTACACTGAAGGATTCAGGAGAGTAGTTAAAAATGTACCTTTAGTACCTATGGAATCAGATGATGTAGATCAGTTTGCTGACATGAGCGAAGATGATTTCCTTGTAATAGCAGGTGAGCTAGTAGGTGTTTCTCCTGATCGAGTAGAGGATGTAGAGATAACTACTGATCCTAGATTAGCAATTAATTATAACTAGATGGTAAGAAGAGCCAACCGAGTAGATAGTAATCACAAAGAAATTATTGACGGTTTAAGAAAGCGAGGTGCTGAGGTGTTAGACATTAGTTCTGTAAAGAATGCGTTTGATATCTTAGTTTCCTATAATGGAAAGGTGTTTTGCGTGGAGATTAAGAATCCTGAATATGTTAAGCCGCATAAGTATTGGGATTCATTAACTGAGGGAGAAAAGAAATTCCACGAGAAATGGAAAGCTGAGGTTTATATTGTCACAGAACTAGAGGAGTTGATAGACATCCTTAATAAAGAAACAATCGGTGGAAGTCTGTAACCCTAATAAAGATATTATTATTCACATGACTGCCTGTTGTGTTGCAGATGTATTTTCTGTAGACTCAGAGGAGTTAATGGGAGAGAGACAGTTTATAGATATCGTACAAGCAAGACGTTTTTTATGGTATATACTAAACAAAAGTTTCAATTTTGACGTAGAATACCTATCTGAATATTTTAATAAGTGCGATACAAGTATTATATTTGGAATTAAGAACATCCAAAAGAGCATAGATCATGATGACAATGCACTTAGGGATTATTTTTTAATATTAGTAGAATTAAAGAAAGCAAGACTATGGAAAACAAAGTAACAGGAGTTATCGAAGCTATTTTCTCTGAAGAGCAGGTAACAGACAAATTTAAGAAGAGGGATTTCGTTATTAATACGGGAGGAGATTACCCTCAGAGTTTAAAATTTCAAATGACTCAGGATAGAACGGGAGTCCTTAACGATTACCAAGTAGGTGATGCAGTTGATGTTAGGTATAACCTAAAAGGAGCTAAATCTGAGAAGGGTGGTATTGTTAGATACTTCGTTAACTTAGAAGCATGGGGAGTGTATAAGTCAATTCCTGAAAACACGCAACCTGTTTCTCCTGAGAAAGCATCTACAGTTAATGATGACCTTCCATTTTAGTTAAATGGCAGCAAGTAAGAAATACGATAGAGGCGGAGATAACAAACGCCCTGAGAATAAACGAGAGGCTTTAACGGATGCGAATAAGAAGAATATTATCGCTCAGTGTAAGCAATCGAAATGGGGTACTGTTAAGGAAGCTATTGCTGGAATCGTAGAACGTCAAACCTATTACAAATATAGGAGAGATGATCCTGATTTCGCTGAAGTCATGGATATCTTACTGCACGCTAAGGAAGAAGATAGAAAAGATATAGCCGAGATCACTTTAATGGAGAACATGGAGAAGGGAAAGATGAATGTTCCTAATATGTTTTTCCTAAAGACTAAAGCTAAAGATCGTGGTTATACAGAACGACATGAGATCAAACAGGAGCAAGAGCCTGAGAAGATCGAGATACAATACTTCTCACCTGATGCACTACCTGAAGATAAGACTAGAAGGTTAGATGCTGAAGATGTAGAGTACAAAGAAATAAATAAAGAAGATAGTGATACAGCAGATAATTAACTGTGATTCTATTTTAAACTTTTACGTATTCATAACTTAATATTTATTTGATTCTCTTTAATTAGGGCGGTGGTTTTAGTTTTCCATCGCTCTTTTTTTATAAATACGAAATATTAAAAGGCGTTTTCCCTAGAGATTCGCATTTTAAGGGGTTATACGTGCGATCTAAGGCGCTTTCTCCTGAATCTAATACAAACTATCCAATCGTGTTTTAAACTCGCTGAGATTTAATCTTTTGCTTTAACGTAGAGAAGTATGCTAGGATCGCGAAATCGGGGAGTTTTTAGGGGTGTTTCTCTGAAAGTCGTGAGCTATTTTTCCTGGAGTTTGTCTTATATGCTGTTCAGCTCAGCTCCTGATGGAGATTCTTTTTTGTTTTTAGAAATAATTTTAAAATATTTTTGGATTCCTGCTGGGATATTTTGAAAACCGTTAACGTAAGGAAAAGGGTGATATTAAAAAAATCTTAACATGATCTGAATCTGCATCATATATCGAAAAAATACATATTAAAATTAACTAAGATTGAATTATTATATTATTGTTTTATTAATACAACTTTTTTGTTGGTTCTCCTTCAATTGTTACCTGTATTAATAAGATCTAATAAATACATTATATAGGATTCAATAATGAAGTACTATATATAATTAAGAAGTAAGTAATTACGTAAACATACGTAGCAATATAATTACCTATAAAAAAAGTTTAAAAAATATTTTTATACTTGAAACTATTGATATAACTACGTTTTAAGATAATTATTAAAATTAATTTGTACTTTTTTTGGTTTATTACTTGCGTAGAAATAAAACTTTTTACATCTTTGTAACGTTCAACTAAACATAACGAACAATTAACTAACTATTTAAATTTATAACTATGGAAAACATTAAAACACAACAAGAAGCAATTTTAAGTATTTATGAATACGCTATTAATCAATTAAAAGAAGGTAAAGGTGAAGATATTCAAGGTTCAGAACTTCACAATGAAATTTTTAATACGGATTACTTTATTATAGGTACTTATAAAGCTAAACAATTTTTAAACGCTTATGGAGTGTTCGAAGCTATTGAAAAAGTAATGGAGTACGAAAAGTTTAATTTTGGTGAAGTATTAACAGAAATTCATAATCCAGAAAGATTAGTAAATATGTTGGCTTATGTAGAAGGTGAAGAAATACTATCTGAAAGTGAAACATTAACTGAATTTTGGGACACTTATTTAGAATCTGAACAAATAGAACAAATTATTAAAGAACTTGAAAAATAAAATATTATGAGAAAAGGGAAAATAACATTTAAGAAAGTAAGCGGAGAAATTGTTACTAGAACAATTAAAAGTATTAACACAATAGAGAAGTATAAAAACGATAATCCATTTAATGAAGAAAAAGGTCTTTATTTCTTCTTGGATGTAGAACAAGGCGACAAGTTTAAAAGCTGTAAGATTGATAACATAATTAAAATTGAATTATAACATGAGACACTTAAACGAGAAACAGAAAGAACTTTTAAAATTGCATCCAAGTAATTTAATTAATGAAGTTTACGGCATGGATTTTAAACAAATTAATAAAGTAGTAAAGAACGTTAAAAGTGAAGGCTTAAACGATTTCATGCAATTAGTGAACGAATACAGAAACCAACATTTGAACGCTTTATTAGAATTACAAGAAGCAAAGGAACTTATAACAGAAATTAGAAACGAATTAAAAAAATAAGATCATGAAAACGAATAAAAACATATTAAGAAGATCAAAGGCAAACGGTATAGAATTAATCCAGCAATATCATGAAGACTGTATTTCTACACTAGAAGTAATTAACATTTATAAGAAGTCTAGAGAAGAAAGATTGAAAGATATTCAGAGAATGCAGTCTTCTGGTTTACCATATGAACATTATTTTAACAGCTATAAACACTGCAAAGCTGCTATAAATAGACTATATAAGCGCTTAGAGTGGCAGCAAAGCTATATAGCTAATTACTACCATGAATTAAGAATAGAAAATAGGCTTGAATCTGTTGGTTTAGATGAAATCCAAGTAAATAAAAATGAGGTAGAATTTATACATCCTTCCAATGTAAATGCAGTTTACTATGTAGAAGATATCACTCAATATGATCTAGATAACGAAGATATTGGAGATATATTGATGGAATCAGCCTATGTTACTTATTATAGCTGTTGTGGCGGTGAACTAGATACTGATATTATGATATGTAATAATTGTGGTGAACATTGCTAATATTAACTAATTATAAAATTTAATACTATGATACATTATACTATAAGAGAACATAAAGAATATCAATTAGACGGTACGATATTAATAAAATACGCTATTTATGAAGATGAAATATTTTGTTATGAATACGATAATAAAGAAGAAGCAATAAAAGACTATGAAAGAATAATGAGCTATAAATAAGTTTAATATTAACTAACTAATAAATTTAAATACTATGAATAGAGATGAATTGAAATTAATGCTAGAATCAGTTAATGAAGTTAACCAGTTAATAAATAAACAAGTGAATGATTATTCAGATAGTAGATTGATAACTGATAAAAGAAATCTATTTTGGAATATTAGAACGCAAATAGGTATTCTAAATGAAATCATGGATAATATTGAAAATCAATAAAGGGGGTTAGTAATATGAGTAACAAGGTAAATTTAACACTTGATAAGTATTCAGAACTAATCGAGACTATAAACCAGCAAAAAGAAACAATAATAGCCTTAGAAACTATTATAAACGAAGAGGTAAGAAGTAAAGGTTTTATAATAAAATTAGATAATCAAGTATATACTTCAGATGAAATAATTATCAGTAAAGAAGAAACTATAAAACAGTTAAAAAATGAGATTACAAGAATTAAAGAAGAAAGCGCTAAAAGTATTTGGAATAGA